TCCTACATGTAGTACTAAACATGTTCCTGAGTTTGAGGAAGCTTATGATGAAATCAAATCTCTCGGAATTGACGAAGTTTATTGTTGTTCTATGAACGATCCATGGGTGATGAAAGCCTGGTGGAAGTCTATGGGTATCAAGAAACAACAATACTTGTGTGATGGAAACGGTGCTTGGCTCTTAAGGTTTGAACAATTTGCTTCTGCAGGACAAAAAGTAATACAGTTCTTCAATACTGGCATGGGTAGAAGAGCGTGGAGACATGCTTTGATTATTCATGATAATGTTGTTGTCCATGAATTTGAAGAAGCTCCAGAAACTGGAGAAAAGAATAACTCTGCAGATGATCCGTATGGATTTACTTCCGCTGCATCAATTATTGAGTATCTCAAGAATAGAGAAACTACAAAAGACCGACTAAATGCATTTAATGAAACATCAAATTCTCTTTCCGACCCTACAGAAGTAAACATTTAATTTTATACCCTTCGATGGAAAAAATTACATTGCAACAATTGGAGTCTAATTTTGATTCTATCTTTGATAGAGTTGAGAAAGGAGAATCATTTCATATTCTCACGCCAGACGGAAAAGATGTTATGATGGTGCCTTCTGAAGAGGTAATTAAAGCTTCTATCGAAGCAGGGATTGCATCTCCTATGGATGATGACTACTTCAAACTATACCAAGAGACAGCAGAAGCTCCTTGACAATCCCAGTCCAATACGATAAGATTAACTCGTACACCCAACCGACTCATGTCTGTTCTAGTTAAGTTCAAAAAAGACATTGGTATGCTGACAGCAGCTGCGAATGGCGATTGTTATCTCGATGTTAAAAATCCAAAACTCTATAAAAAAGTTCGTAGATTTTACGAAAAAGAAGGTGTAGATTTCTCTGGAGATCTTGAAGACGACTATCAAACTTTAGTTGAATGTCTTTTTAATGACCTTAACTGTGCTGTTTCATGAACGATCTAGATCCTAAGTCTGTTGCTTCAACAAAAACCATTGTTATTCATGAGAGGTTTCCTTATCGTTTTGTCCAGAGAGGTTACATTCAACTGAATGGTAAACCAGATTTTCGGTTGCAGAAAGCGAATGAATATACTAAAAAGTATTCTGACATCTATCTGTTTGACAATGGAGATCAGATGCTCCTAGCAATTGAGGATCATGAATACCCTAAGTGGTTAGATCCCGAAGGTGTTCCTTGTTATGTAAAAGACACTGTATCCTCATGATCTTAAAGTCACGGATGGACTATAACAGCACTGGTGGAGCTAGTCCTGGGACGACTATAAAATCACCCTGGTCGGGATCAATGACCCCTTTGTTCAACATGAGTAACGACTTCCCCAGTATCCCAGAACAAGCAAGAAATTTATCTAAGACTGCCTTAGATATTGCCAAGTCCTTCGCAAAGACTAGGAGACTTCTTGTATCTGATGATTTGATTGATCTACGTAATTCTATTTGTGAATCTTGTGATCGTTATGAATTTGAAAGTTCTAGATGCAGGGAATGTGGTTGCTTCATGGTAAATAAAGTACGTTTTAATGGGGCTACATGCCCTCTTAATCATTGGTAATATGTTTATTTTAGATGATGTTTTAACTGATCTTCAGGTAAAAGAGATTCTTAATGCCAATATTAATTACCATAACTACTACCTCCAACCGAAGGAGGATATTGAATGTTTAAATCCTTTATTGGATAAAGCAAAAAAACATTTTGATTTATCAGAATGTATTGGTTATGAAGTTTGGAGTCAAAATAACCCTGAACTTGGTTGGCATATGGATAAAGATGAGATTCTTTTTAAACAAGAGGGTATCAATTCTTTTCCAATATGCACTTTAGTTTATTACATAAGGATAGAAAAAATTCTTGGTGGTAAACTTCTTTTTGAAGACGGAACGTCCATCAAACCATTGCAAAATCGATTAGTTATGTTTGGTCCTGGTATCAAACATGCTGTCGATGAAATGTTTACAGTTGATGGAAGCCGACAGTCTATTATCATAAACCCTTGGGATTATGAAATTAGATCCCCGTAGGATAAGGGTTAAGCCTGCTGGTGCGGATGGGATTGATCCCGCCTGGTTTCCAATTTCCAGTAAAAGAATTGGTGGCGAGCCTGCAACCCCCTAACATGAAAGCTAAGTACGAAGATTTTATTGGTCTCTATGAAGGAGCGATAGACCCAGATTTTTGCAATTGGATCTGTCGTTACGTGGATAACTCTAGCCATGTTGCCCCGAGAAACTTCATGCAAGTGAAGGATCAACAAGTTTGCTTTAGTGCATTTTCTCCACAGGAGAATAAACAACTAATGGAATCTGTTGACCAATGTCTCTTTGATTACGTTAGCGAATATCCATATCTTACTAACTTTAACTACGTAAGTTCTCTAACACTGGTACAAAAAACAGAATCATGTCAAGGATATCATCTTTTTCATGGTGAAAATCTAAACTGGGATGTTCAACATAGAACCATTGCTTGGATGGTTTATTTGAATGATGTCAAAGAGGGTGGTGAAACTGAGTTTCAATATCAGAAACGAAGAGTTCGCCCAAAGAGAGGAACTGTTCTTATCTGGCCTGGAGGATTCACTCATCTTCATAGAGGCAACCCTCCTCTAAGTGGTGATAAGTATATCGCTACTGGTTGGTATCAAGGATCAATTGGTTTGCGTGAGGTATATACTGCTGGGATCAATGACAGAAAACAAACTAAAGATAAATGAATATACTTTTAATGATCAGTTTTACAACTATCTTATAGAGTATTCAAGAGAATCCGATTATAAGTGGGGAGAGACTGAATCTTATCTGCAAACAGGATATCTCGCTGGAACACCAGTAAAACCATCTGCAATGGTTCATGAAATTGATCCATCTTCTGAAGTCCATAAACATGTGGATATAAGAATCAAAGAATTGTATCCAGATCTAACTGGATATCAATCTATGAGAATGTATATTAATTGCTTTGCCCCCAGAGAGTATAGTAATTTTCATACAGATGGCAATTGCAAAACAATTTTAGTATATCTTGCCGATAGGCCTTGGGATCCTTCCTTCTGTGGAGAGACCCAATTTTTGTATGAGGACCTTTCTATACAAGGAGTCGCTCCCATACCAAATAGATCTATATGTTTTGATGGAATGATACTACACAAAGCAGTTGCTTACAAAGAAGACTATAGATTTACTCTAGCAATTAAGTATGTGTCAGGGGTTGCATAAAACCCCTAGACATAATATAATAAATACAACGCAGTACGTTATTAAAACATGACGCAACAAAAAACAGCATTGGTTCTCGGTGCTGGTGGTTTCATTGGAAGTCATATGGTGAAACGTCTGATCCAAGAAGGTTATTGGGTCCGAGGTGTTGATATTAAATATCCAGAGTTCTCTGAAACTATGGCACATGAATTTGTTGCTGGAGATCTTCGGGATCAAACTCTTGTAGAAAGTATTCTATCAGTTAATAATACTTCTTTTGATGAGATCTATCAGTTCGCTGCTGATATGGGTGGTGCTGGTTACATCTTTACTGATGAACACTCCGCAGATATTATGCATAATTCTGCTAGTATCAATCTAAATGTATTGGATAGACAAAAGAAAATCAATGATGCTCTTGGAGTAAATAAGACCAAGATTTTCTACAGCTCTTCTGCATGTATGTACCCAGAGCGTAATCAATTAGACCCCAACAACCCTGATTGCCGTGAAGAATCTGCATACCCAGCAGCACCAGACTCCGAATATGGATGGGAAAAACTCTTCTCTGAGAGAGTATATTTTGCTTACAATAGGAACTATGGTATTCCTATTCGTGTTGCAAGGTATCACAACATCTTTGGTCCCGAGGGGACCTGGGACGGTGGAAAAGAGAAGGCTCCAGCTGCAATCTGCCGTAAAGTCGCTCTCCTCCCAGAGGTCGGTGGAGGCATCGAGGTGTGGGGAGATGGCTTACAAACTCGTTCCTTCCTGTTCATTGACGAATGCATTGAAGCAACTCGACGACTGATGGATAGTGACTTTATGGGTCCTGTTAATATTGGATCTGAAGAGATGGTTACTATTAATGAACTGGTGCAGACTGCTGCTAAGGTTTCTGGTAAAGTAGTGACAAAGTTACATAAACTCGATGCACCTTTGGGTGTTCGTGGACGTAACTCAAATAATGATCTAGTCCGTGAGAAACTAGGATGGGATTATTCTCAAACTCTTGAGGAAGGAATCCGTAAAACTTATGAGTGGATTTCTGCTCAAATTCAAACCCGTAAACTACCTGAACGTGAACTGACCAATGTCTGAAACTATTACTAAAGTACCTGACACTACAATTGTTCTCAAGAAATCTGAGATTAGAAACCTAGATGTCTTTGAACTTGAAAGTCTATCTTTGAATGCTAATGACTGGCTCTCTGCTGGTCAGTCCGAATATCGTCTCTATGCATATCTCTCTACCTGTTTCAATGATTCTGTTATCCTTGATGTAGGTACTCGCGTCGGTGGATCTGCTCTTGCACTTTCCTATAACGAAAACAACCGTGTCATTAGTTATGATCTGGTTGAGCAAGGCGCATCTAAAATCGTGAAGGACAACATTGAATTTAAGATTCAAGACTTCCGTGAAGATGAAACTCTAAACTATGATGAGATCTCCATCATTATGATTGATGTTGATCCACATGACGGTGTTCAAGAAGTTGAGATGATGGAGTTTCTGAAAGACAAAGGATGGAAAGGTATCATTCTTCTAGATGATATTGGTCCTGGTTGGCCTGAAGTTCAGGACATGTGGGATGCAATTGAAGATCCTACGATTGATGTAACTGAAATTGGACATATGAGTGGAACTGGACTAGTAAACTTTGGATCTAAGCATACTGTTGGTTGGGAATGAAAATTACTATTTTGGGATCTTCGGGTCAGATTGGTGCATATCTGACTCAGTATTTGAAGGTCAAAGGACATGATGTAATTGAGTTTGATAAAGTCAATGCAGACTATCAGGATATGACTCGTATTCCTAATGTCTGCTTGCAGGATGTATTGAAAGATACAGATTTTTGTTTCTTTCTTGCATTCGATGTTGGTGGATCTCACTATCTGAAAAAGTATCAACATACATTTAAGTTCCTTGATAACAATTCAAGGATGATGTGTAATGCTTTCCAATATATTGAGAAGTATAAGGTTCCTCTCGTATTTGCTTCATCTCAGATGAGTAGTATGAGTTACTCTCCTTATGGAGTTATGAAGAGAGTTGGTGAACTATATACTGAGTCCCTGGGTGGCAAGATTGTTAAATTCTGGAACGTATATGGTATTGAAAATGACATGGAAAAAGCTCATGTCATTACAGACTTTATCGATAAGGGATTTAGGAATGGTGTCATTGATATGATGACAGATGGTACGGAACAAAGAGAGTTTCTCTACGCAGAAGATTGCTGTGAAGCTCTTGAGGCAGTCATGGAAAATTACGATGACTTCACCTCTACTGACCCTCTTCATATTACTTCTTTTATTAGTACAAGTATTTTGGAAATCGGAAAGATTATTCAAGATCTATTTGGTGCTGATGGTAGAGAAGTACAAGTCATTCCTGCAGAGTCGAAGGACACTGTTCAGAAAGATGCTCGCAACCAGGCAGATACCTTTATTACTAAGTGGTGGAAACCAAAAACTAGTATCAAAGAAGGTATTGAAAAAGTCTATAGAGAAATGAAGCATTGCCATGAGTAACGGATTTAAGAAATCACTAACGAGAGATAATGGATTAGGTAATACTGATACTGCAGTCCTGTCTCCAGATCAAAAGTTTCCAATCAATTTAATTTGTAATGATGATTTGGAACCCTCTACATCTGCAAACAACAGATCTGTCTATACCCGCTGGGTTCGTGATGGATCTGGATTCTGCAATCTGTATGTCAACCATAGAGCTTTAGAAGTCCTAGAAGATACTAGTGATCTTCCTAAGTTTATTTGGTTGCTTGAGTCTAGAGAAATCATTCCCGATCAGTATAAATTTATCGAAGACAACTACGATTTTGTTGCTAGTCGGGTAGATGGTATTTTTACTTGCGATCAAAGACTCACTGAGGAGTCTGGTCCAGAAGGTAAATTTCTTTACTGTCTTTCTAATGCTGCTCCTTGGATCATGGATAGACAGATCTATGATAAGTGCAAACTAGTTTCAATGGTTGCATCTAACAAGGGATATACTCTGGGACATCAACGTCGTCTCAAAGTAGTTCAAGAATACTTTAATAAGTATGGTGGCGACGATCTTTTTGGTTGGGGACTTCCACAGGAACTTCCACTTAAAGAAAAATCTAGAGCACTTGCAGACTACTTGTTTTCTTTTGCTGTGGAGAATGCAAACTATCCAACGTACTTTACGGAGAAACTGACTGATTGTTTTGCTTGTGGAACTATTCCTGTGTATTATGGTACAGCGGGAGTTGCACAGTATTTCAATCATGAAGGAATAATCTTTCTCGATCAGGAAAATCCTTGGGAAAATATTCCTTGGGACAAGTTGACTCAGGAATACTACCTATCGAAGAAAGATGCCATCGCAGAGAACTTCAAAATCGCTACAGAGATGCGAGTTGCAGAAGACTATATGTATGCGAACTACTTAAACCAATTAGATCCCCTTAGAAATCAAAGAGCTGTAACAGTATGACAACCACAGTAAATAGAAACGGTTGGGAAGCCGAAGATCAAATTGCAGATGAGTATCTACGTGCTTGTATTGAAGCAGTAGAAGATGATTCTTCTTTTGAAGTATTCAAATCCAACCCTGAATATACAACCATTTTAGAACATGTTCTTAAGGAACAGGGACAGTCATATTTGAATATGGCTCGTGAGATGAATGAGGAAGCTCTTGAGGAAAACCTTGAGGGATTCCGAGAAAATGATAAGTATGGTTCCCCAAACAAGCATGTTTATCCTGGTATTGATGGTCAGATCTCACCCACCACTCTAAGGTATATTAAGAATACTTTTGAGATGGCTTTTCTGATTAATGATGCGCCTATCAATCGTATTGTTGAAGTTGGTGGAGGGTATGGTGGACTATGTAAAGTTCTCAGCACTGTTTGTGAGTTTGATGAGTACATTCTGATTGACCTTCCAGAGGTCAGTGCTCTGCAAAGAAAGTACATCGATCAGTTTCCTGATATCAAAGACAAAGTAAAATGCATTCCATGTACTGAGTATGAAGAGATTGCGGACATTGATCTCTTCATCAGCAATTATGCTTTGTCTGAGTGCAGTCTTGAAGTCCAAATGGAATACTATGACAAGTTGGTTGCCAATACTAAGTTTGCTTATCTTATCTACAATCTTGTCAACTTTAATGATTTCCACTATAATGACTTCATCGACAAGATGAAGGAAACTTTTACCTTCGACGTTGGTAGAGACTATGAAAACACTGTTATTCTAGCTACAAAGAAAGATGAATCGAATCCCTGATTATATGGAACTTACATGCGGTATTGTCGCATGGATGTGTGATTATTGTAGTGCAAACAAAATCAAATCTTTGGTAGTCGGAGTATCTGGTGGTATTGATTCCGCAGTCTCCTCTACCCTTGCAGCAAAGACTGGTCTTCCAGTTTATGCTGTGGGTATGCCAATCAATCAAAACAAAGAACAGGAGACTCTATCTGATGCTCATCTGTTTTGGTTAGAAAATAACTATCCTAATGTGACAGTTCTGAAAGCTGATCTTTCTGAAGTGTTTGGGAAGTTTATTGAGACCATTGGTAATGAATTTGGTATGGAGTACTCTGTTAATAAAATGGCAGGTGCTAACAGTCGATCACGACTTCGCATGGTTACTCTATACCAGGTTGCTGCATCTGTAGGTGGTATCGTTGTTGGTACTGGTAACAAAGTAGAAGACTATGGAGTTGGTTTTTATACTAAGTATGGTGACGGTGGCGTTGATATTGCTCCGATTGCTAATCTTTATAAAACAGAAGTAAGAGAACTTGGACAGTTCATGGGAGTAATTCCTGAGATTGTCAACGCAAAACCTACTGATGGTTTATGGGACGATGGACGCACTGATGAGGACCAGATTGGTGCATCTTATGAAGACTTAGAATATGCCATGGAATATGGCAGTGGTCCAGCAGTTCGTATTCTCCATGATTTCAACTGCAAAAATAAGCATAAAATGCTTCCCATCCCTACATTTAATTTGGTTAACAAGAAATGAGAATCGGTGTCATTGGTGCAGGTCGTCTAGGAATCTGCTTCGCTCTTCTTTGTGAAGAGAGTGGACATTCTGTCATTGTTTCTGACGTGCAATCAAAATACGTCACTCAACTGAACAGTCGTGAAATTTTTAGTAACGAACCTGAAGTTGAAGATCTTTTAATGAGAGCTGAAAATTTTCAGGCTACGGTTAATAACCAAGAAGTTATTCGTTCATCGGATCTTATCTTTACCTTTGTCCCCACTCCTTCTCTTCCAGACGGCAGTTATGATTGCCAGTATGTGGATATGGTTGTGGAGGATCTTCTAAAATCTCCTGACTTGCAGGATAAAGTTTTTGTTATTGGGTCTACAGTCAATCCTGGGTACAGTGATACGGTACAGGATCGTCTTAAAGATC